AAAAGGGCAATTATGTATTGCGAAGAGGCTTAGAATACAAATGTCCAACTGTTGCTGGTGATTGTGGAGCTCCTGTTATTGTTAATGAGCAGCAAGTGCTCAGAAAGATAGCAGGGATTCACGTTGCTGGTGATAAGTAAGGCATGGCGTATGCTGAGTCTATTACACAGAAAGATTTAGAACGTGCACTAAATAAGATAGATGTAGAATTACAGATAAGTATAGATTTAGATAGTGTGTGTAAGCAACCAGTTAGTGTAGAAATCCCATTAAATGAAGAATTCGATGTAGATGTTTTGTCGGATGTTTGTCAGGTTCCAGCATTGAAGTTAATACCAGTAGGGAAAGTTGAAAAAACGATCTATGAACCAGGAAAAACTGAACTAAGACCTAGTTTAGTATATGGTAAAATAGATCAGATTAAAACTAAACCTGCTGTTTTGCGCAATGTTGAGCGTGATGGCCACATGATAGATATTAAACAATTGAATTTGAAAAAGAATGCGATGGATACACCTTTTATTGACAGTAGTTTATGCGAACGTGCATATGCTTCTGTTAGGAAAGTTTGGTTGCAAAATGTTAGAAAAGAGCTTCGTCGAGTGTTAACTTGGGAGGAAACTGTGAAAGGTTCTGATGTGTCAGAATATATAGGACCTGTGAACCGAACTAGTTCGCCTGGGTATCCATGGATCCTTAATAGGAAAAATGGTTCCAAGGGCAAACAAGGATGGTTTGGAGTGGATGATTATATTCTGTCACCTGAAGTGCTGAAAGCAGTTGAATACCGAATTGCACAAGCGAAGTTGGGAAAGAGAGTTCCAGTATTGTGGGTGGATACACTAAAAGATGAGCGTAGACCAATTGCAAAGGTTGATGCGCTCAAAACTCGTGTGTTTAACAATGGACCGATGGATTTCTCGTTGACCTTTCGAATGTATTATTTGGGTTTTATAGCTCATTGATGGAAAACCGGAATATGAACGAGGTCTCCATAGGTACTAACGTGTACTCACAAGACTGGAAGAAGATAACATTAAAATTGACGGAAAAAGGCAAGAAAGTTATAGCTGGAGATTTTTCAACATTTGATGGTAGTCTCAACTCTTGTATCATGGAAAAGTTTGCTGATTTGGCTAACGAATTCTATGATGATGGAGCTGAGAATGCATTGATACGAAAAGTTCTCCTAACGGATGTTATTAA